AGTCTTCGAATCAGACCAGACTTCGCATCTGTAATCTTGACCGGCTTATTCGTTCCCATAAACAGGAAACATTTGAACCGGTTTGAGTATGTGGATTTGAATTTTTCATTCACAGTCATCAATTCATGAGATACCAAACTGTTTAATCTAGTGTTGTCCTCAATTCTCGACAAATCGCCATCGTGTTGAATAGCAACCAGAGGGTTTGTTTTAAATGCTTCCAATGCAAATGAATTGCTGGAAGATCCAAGTGCTTTTGCGTCAAATACAGAATAGTATCCGTCGAAAAGCTGCTGAATAATGTTAAGAACTGTGGATTTACCTGTTCCAGCAGCTCCGTATAAAACCATAAATTTTTGCAGTTTTTTGGATTCTCCAGATACGATTGACCCTATAGCCCACTCGATTTTTGTCCGCTCTTCTTCCGAATATAAAGTGGACATCAATTTCTCATAGGCAGACAAATCGCCAGCTTCAAGCGGATAATTCAACTTTTTGCTGGCGTAGTCTTTTTTATTAGTTTCTGTATTGGAAAATATAAGTTTGTCGTCCAACGTATGAAAGCTGTCCCTCATCTGTTTCTGACAATACTTATGCCATGAGTCGATCATACCCGACTCGGCATCCCACATATGCAGGACTTTAATATCGGAGTTAAAACGCTGGCGGTTCTCCTCAGCATATCTATCCAGTTCGCGGTCAATGAGCTGCAAGGCATCTTGCTCGTCCGTAGACCATAAACCACGTTCCTCAATCCAGATAGCATAGAAATCACCACCTCGAATCATTAGATCAGTGCTTTTTTTAATAATGAACTTTGGATAGATTTCTATTACTCCACGTTTCGTTGAACGTGTTGAAATCACCATAAAGTCGATCATCGCATTTTTTACTCTCCTTCCGGACGCTTAAGTTCCTCAATTTCCTTTTCCAGTTTTCTGATGCGCAATGCCTGATCCTTCTGCTCGATTTTCATAACAACCAGATTTGCAGTTGTCAAGGCAGCAAAGATTGTAATCTGTTTATTGAAGCTCCGTTGTTTACTGACTGCCCTTGTGACAACATCCAGTCTTTTTTCCGATGACCGTAAACTGCTGAAAATATAAGTAAGCATTTCACCCATTATTTCTTACCTCCTTTTAATCCATTCATGAAGCTTTCAACAGTCTCAAACCGCCAATTTCCTTCATTGTTGAATGTAAATATAAATTCCTGATGGTTCTTCTGACGGATGCGAATACAGTTCTTTCCGTTCTGGAACCAGCTCTCCACTTTATCCCCAGCATACTGAGGAAAATATAACTCGAACCACTTATATACTTCGCTATGGCTCATAACGTCCTCCTATCTGACATTGTCGAGATACCAGTTAGCTTGATACCAGATCTCAATATCTCTCATGTCATATCTGCAATGCTCGATTGTGAATAAACCACCCTTGCCATCCCGTTCGTAGTCACGATTAAGGAATCGCCGAATAACATCGATGGCATAAGCCTTGTCAAATTTGGAATCATCCATAGAACCTAAGCCAAGACTCACGATCATATCCCAAAACCACTGACCGGTTCGATTACCGATGTCCGGATCATCCATGATGTGCTCTTCTAAGCGTATAGCAAGGGCAATAATCATTTCTAAAACACTGCACGGACGATTATCCAAATAACTTGCAATCATACTATCCCGGTATCCCTGCTCATTTCCGAATCTGTACCGAAGATCGATTCCATCGTCATAACGATTACCATCAAGGGCAATCGTAAACGTAAAATCTGTATCATGAAGCAAATATAAAAGCTTACGATACGACAATCCTCGTGAATACTCATCATCACATACAAGCTGGTACATCCAGTCAAAATATGCATTGTTCAGCTCATCCCGTGTCATCATACCTCCATCTGATGCGGCATATCTTCAGCTACCTCGGAATAGGTTCTCTGATCAAGGAGAATCTCGTAGTCGCATTTTCTTGCGTCATTACGGACAAAGACGGAGTCGTCCTCATACTCTCCAAAATGATTCAAAGAATCAATTCCAACAGCATCTTCCACATCCTCAATTACTTCATCATTTTCATCAGCAAGCACGCCGTCTGCATAGTAGGTAAGGCTGATCTGCTCATACTCTTCATCGTCACCAAACTGCTCCGGCGGAATCACATACGGACCGGCTTCAGAAACAGGCTTTTCTTCCTCGTCCGAACCGAAATCAGAATATCGGGTGTAACCCTCTTTTTTCAGACGTTCCGCATACTCTTTAAGATCTGGTTTTTCTTTGTCCGCATCTTTAATACCTTCAGCAACGGTTTTCTTTACGGACTGATCCTTTAATTCCTGCTCACGTCTTAAGAAAACCTCTTTTACAGAATCAATTTCCTCCTGAGCGAGCGCTTCGTATTTATCCTTAAGCAGGTACCATGTCGCTACTGATCCAGTCGCAGCACCAATGATAAATGCCAAAGAAAACAGAGATTTGTTACTCATCTTCGTCCTCCTCGTTCTGAATTGTCATAACGGTAAGCGCAAGCCCACCGAAAAGTAAAGAGGCACTCAACAGAATGCCCCCTGTGATATGTCTTTTTCTTTTGGTATCCAATATGTAATCCATCATGGATATAAAATTTCCAATGCCATCCATCAGTGATGCTCCTTTCCGCCCATAAGAACGGCCAGACCACTAACAAAGCAAATACCAGCAAATGCTGAAAATGTTAATCCCATAAAACCTGTCATAATTCAGGACTCCTTTCTATTCATAGCTCGAAAAATAATGGTTACCTACTTGAAACATCGGTCTTCCGTATTTTCCATATTCACCAGCCGTGAAGAATATCGTATCTACATTAGTTCTGGATTGCAGTTCCTCTTCAACTAACTGGCAAATATCATCGTCTACAAAGCACTTATCAACTCTCCCATTCCACATGGATGAAAACTGATTTGCTTGATATACAACACCGTACACTGTATCCGGGAAATATACGGAATCAACACGATTTAATATGGTGTCGATCACTAATCGCTTTCCTTCCTCGCATTCGCCCTCAGCTTCTGCCATAGTTACAAGAGCAATCAGCTCAATATCTTCCCGTGGCAATAGTGTATCCTCCACATACTCTTCGATTTCAACTGCCGACACCGTTTCCTCTAAGGGTTGCTCAGAAATAATTACAATAGGATCAATAGGTTCAGCTTTTAAAGTCGGCTGTATTTCGATATATTCATGCCGGTTTACCTGTTCTGCCGAGCAGACAAAACCTGTGCAAATAATCGCAAATACGCAAAGAGCAGGAAGGACCACCATACGAATATAATTTCGCATATGTATCCTCCTCACAAAATTAGATCAGATCGAGAATCGGTCCGTCTACATTGAACTCCATTAGAATGGCTTTCTCGTAACCACCATCCTCAGTTTCACGGTTGGTCTCCAGAATCCCGAAATCAACGAAGTTGTCACCATTTTCATTTCCTTCCGGTTTATAAACCCAACCAACAATCTGGCTCATTTTGGTACGCTTAATGCCAAGCTGATCGTATACATCGCTGAGGAATAAATATCCATTAGCTTTAAGTTTGTCGTTTGCCAGATTCTGCTGAGAACGCAGATACATAAGGTTGTAATCCATATTGGATTCGTACGCCTCACAAGTATCGTCAAAGAAACGGGCATAATCGTTCGTAGAAGGTGCTGCTACATCTACGGTAGACTTCACCTTTTTCTCTTTACCACTGTCCGGATCAGTTACAGTTTCCTCAAATTTCTTTGCTTTGATGTTGTAGCGAAGTTCTTTATCAACCTCCGCGCCAAAGCGCTCAACCACCCGATTTCTGTACTCCTTGAAAGTCTTATCCACAGTTGCATAAGCGGCTGCCAGTGCTACATTTCTCTTCTTGAGAATATTGTGAGATGCAACAATACTTGCGATAGATAATGTTCCAAGAGCAACAGCAGGAGCATAGAGCTTAGCGACTTTTACACCAGCCTGTACATAAACGATAGTCAAATCTTTCTTTGCGTCATCCTTAGAATACTCCGCCGCCAGTTCCTCATTTTCAGCACATTTATGAATGGCATCAATATCTTTCTTGGACTTCTCCAATACGCTGTCCAACTTAGTTGTTGCATGGCAAGCCATAACAGCACTTGCAACAGTGCCAACAACACCAGCCACTACCAGAATCTCAGGGCTATGCTTCTTAAGTTTCACACTTACTTTGCTGAAGGTCGTGGAAACGTTCTTAATGATTTCTTCTTTCTTCATATCAGTTATTCTCCTCTTCAATTTTTTCTTTCTTCTCTAAATAATCGATCAAGTGCTGCGTGTACCACATGATCTTTTTCAAATCCTGAATGCCGTTTTTATTTTTCCAGCGGCACGCATACTTGATAATGTTACCAGTATCGGTCGCTTCGATACCTTTTAAATCGAAAGTGAATGCCTCAATAACATCGATCACTTCCAAACCTGTTTCTGACTGATAATGGCTCGGATGAGACACCATTTTATCATCTGATTCGTACATAAATATCCCTCCTAGTTCAACGGTAATGCCTTCGGAAGTTTAATCATGTATCCGTCTCTTACACGAATTACAGATGCATTCCGAATATCGGTCCAACCGTATTTATTGTCTGTATAGTTGCCAGAAACGCCAACCAGATCATAGAAGTCAGCGACACTAACTACCTGGTATGTAGCAATAAGCTCGTCCATTCTTTCCAAAACGTCTTCTGCTTCACCACGAGATTCCAGAATGATATCATCGTAATCGTATCCAGTTCGTGTTCTTGATACGTTTCCCGAATCTCGTCGATCCCGATCGTCATAATACTTACGGTAAGAAATCTTGGATGACGTTGACGATCTCCCACCTCTTGAGTTTCCGCTAACACCAAGGAATGCTCTGACAGCATCCAAGATAATGTCTTTTACGGCCGGAACCACGATATCTTCAAAAATATAGCTTTTTACATCATCTACGTCTTCCGGAACAAATACGTTTGTAATCTTCTGAAGACCATTCTTTTTCTTCGATTTGACAGAACCACTGACAACCTTTTCAACTCTTTTCTCCGGAATATCATCATTCTGGTTCTGTCGTGATTTATGGGAATTGGATTTGTATTCCTCCATCTCTAAATCTCCTTTCAATTAACCGTTACCACTTTTCCAGGGAGGGTTATCCTCGTACTTGGAATACGGTTTGTTTTCTTCTTAAACTGATACACCAGATTACTCCTGGCTTTCTTTTCGGATGCCGCGTATGTAGAACCCTGCCATCTATTTGCAACGCAGGTATCAAACTCCATAACCGGTCCATCATACATATACTGATTCATAGGACACCTCCCTTAAAAAGCAAAAGGGAAAGCACCCTGTTATAGGTACTCCCCCTCTGTCTGAATCATCGATTCAATTCTTATTCAGAATCCTCTTCTGTCTCTTCATCGATATCCGTAAACTCTCCGTCGACGATATCGCCCTTCGGCTGAGTTACAACCGTCTTACGATTCTCACGCCAGTTCTTGAATTTTGCTGTGGCCGGAACGACTACAAATTTGTAGGTTAATGCACCTGCAATCATAGCCAATCCGATAGTTGTTGCTTTCTTCATACCGCCGTTAGAAGCCGCCTTCACGATCTCCTCAGTAGTTGTTTCGATAACCTCTTCGTTGTTGTTCATGATTTCGTTGTTCTCCATAATATGTTCTCCTTTCAGATTTGAAATATGTGGTTCTTCCATAATAGTGTTTGTAAATTCTGCGAACCTTACATTAAGCCACGGAAGTCATACCTCGGACCATAGCCATAATCAATAACCAGACAAGGTGTTCCATCCGTAGCAAGCTGGGAACTAAATCTCAGATCGATATATCCATTATCAATATTCCAGCCAAGATCATCGCCAAGCTTAATAGGCTCTAATCCGACCTCATAATAGAAATCATTAAGTGAAATATACATTTCATCTCGCATTTGACGATTTAATTCATTCTCAGCCTTTTTTAATTTGTCGATGTCCGATTTAAAATATCTTCCGGATACAGCATCGAAACATAAGGTATCGCCTTTTGCTGTGACGATAACTTCTTTGTTTTCAACTGGATTTTTCTCAAGATGTTCCTTAGCAACGGCATCCCTCACAGTCTGTTCCTTTTTCTCGCCGATTGTTTCTACCACTTTTTTCTGATAATCTCTCAATGTCGATTCGGAAATGGTATACGCTGCTGTCAGTGCTGCATTTCTTCTGGCATTAACAGAACTTGCTCCGATAAGACAAGCTACTGATACTGTTCCAGTAACTGCCGCTGGAATATAGCATTTCCAAGCAGTTTTAACGACATCCATCGGCTCCAGTTTATTTGCGTGCTGACGTCGCTTTTCCTCATCCAATAATTGGATTGCTTTAGGAGTAGCTCGTACAGCCATTACGGTAGTCGTAACCATTCCAGCAATTCCAACTCCTGTGAGGATTTCAGGACTATGTTTTACTGTAGCTGTTTTTACACTTCTACAGATCTTAGTCAAATTAGGTTTCTGCATTTCAGTCTATCCTCCATAAAATATAAACGGGGCACAAGGCCCCGCGATTTATCTAACCAACCAGAATTCCGGACGAACCCCAAGAGAGCCCGAAGCGGCGTAGCAGTGCGTATCGCCACAGTAGTCCACACTGGCAAAGGCAGCCGAAGAAAATTCCTTTTTAGTAGCATTGCGGAGCCAGCCGAACTCACAATCGTTTTTGTAATAAGCAACGCGGTTTCTTCTCTGTTTCATAAGAGGAAGCTGCTCATCGCCATCCGCTTCGATGTGATCTCGATCCCATTTATCGGCCCAGCCACAAATCTCTCCGAGAGTCGGGATTGATAAACCGGTCATTCTCTGCTTAAGAACCGCAGGGAACATATTGTACAGCTCGCTATCGATCCACTTTTTCAGATCGGACTGAGAATATCCGCCAGCATTGCCACCATCTTCATTCATCGGGCGTTTGGCAACATAATCGTCGAAAATGAATAGCACCTTATTGTTCGTAACTTTCTGAACTGTTGCTGTAAAGTTTCCGAGCTTTCCTAAAGGAACCATCATTTTATCGCCAACTTTAATGTCTGCTGGAAGGATAGAATACGGATTATGTACCGTATCTCTAAATAAATTCAAGGTCGCCTCAACATCAGCTCTGCAATAGCGAACTGTATCGCCAATATCAAATGTCGGAAATAACGGTCCCAAATCAATCGCATAACAACCCTCTGATTTTCCCTTTTCGTCAAGATCGATGTACTTTCTATACATCCTCTCTACCGTCGGAACATCGATGCCTCTTTTGGTTAAGTTGATAATTTCTTCTCCTAATGTCATTTCTCTTGTACACATAGTACGTTCTCCTTTCAGAATATAAAATTTTTATTTGGTAACTACGAAATTAGCAGGTCAATAATCCACTCAAGCATATCTTTCGCACAAGAAAAAACATAACTTGTTCGTGGATTCACACATGAATATGAATCACATTCATCTCGAAATGATTCAATCACGATCAGCGGTGGTATCTCTGGGTGTTTGCAGAGTCGTATTAACACTTCTCTTCCAGCCCATCTCATATAACTCGCCTGCTCAAAGTTATATCCACGCTGAACCACGGGCATTGTTGCGATAGCATAACGTACAGTATAAATGGCTCTTTCAGTCGGCGATTCCATTTGTCTCCTCCAAAAGAAAAAGCGAAAGAGCCTTGTTAGGACTCCTCCGCTTCATCTTTGTCTCTCCGGGCAAGTGCTTCACTGACCTTTTCTTCAATTTTCTCGTCCATTTTCTGTTCATTCACCCAATCGGTAATAAGGTTTACGCCTACACCAATCACGGTTGCTGCTACTCCAATAGCCTTAATCCATTTACTTTTATTGCTCATAATGACACTCTCCTTTCATAATACAGCTTGTAATTTCTGCGAATGACCAGATTTATTCAGAATCCAAGCCGGCATCCGGAACCCAATCCATATCGATAACCAATACTTCAAGTCCATCATCCAGTGTTACTTTGGAATGGTTAAAATCGATCCAGTATATTCCTGTATCAATACTCCATCCAACCGTATCTCCTCCTTCTAAAGGCTCAAGACCAAGCAGTTGATAAAAATGATTCGCCGGTAAATATCCGCTGATGACAAAATCACGGTTCAAATGATATTCCGCCTGAATAACTCTGTTGATGGAACTTTCGAAATATCGATTGGAATAGGCATCGTAGAATAACCTTTCGTCATTCGGATCATGCTCATCAAAATCAAGTGAACTGTTTCTAACTAATCCAGTTGAAGTAATATACACGTCCTTAGCCTTTTCCGCTGCGATAGCATCAATTATCTTCTGGTGAGCCTCTTCGCCGTACAATTCCTTTAGCTTATCCTTATAGTTGTTATAGGAATCATTCAGCAACGCATAAGCGCTGGTAAGTGCTGCCTGTTGGCGTTTACTCAACACATTAGCACCGAAGATGCAGAATATCGTTGCCGTACCGCTAATTGCTGCCGGAATATAGCAGACCCATGCTGATTTAACAGCTTCAAGTTTGCTATAAGCCTCTGGATCACCGTCGTGATTTGTCTTACTATCCGCTCTGATTTTACGAAGAGCTTTTGGTGTCGCACGTACAGCTAATACCGACGTTACGATAACCCCAGCCGCACCAAGACCAGACAATATTGTCGGTGATGCTTTTCTCAGATAGATTTTCGACCTCTGAGCGAGTCTTTGAAGATTTGATTTCTTCATCATGTTCTCCTTTCGTTTTTATTTCATAGCATGTAATAAATCCAGGACATCTGTGGATATGTCCGCTGCTACTGAAAACATAAAATTGTTATCCGGATTGATTTTTGAAAACTGATTCATTATTCGCCGGAAGTCACCAACAAATGTGATGAAATCTTCAACCGATCCAGATTTCTTTGGATAAAGTCTACCGACGATGTATCTTTTCAACTCATCAATAGCCCATACCGAATAGCTCGATTTTTCAAGCTCTTTCTTCCATTTCCAACCTAATGGAAACCACGCATCCATCTGATACGTATCGCATAACAATAAGTCAAGTTGTTCGATAGACATCTGCTCTCTCCTTTTTGCAAAAAATAAAAGAGAAACAGGATGGACTCGAACCATCGACTTCGGGACTTTGATCGTCTCGCGCTCTCCCAACTGAGCTACTGTCTCTCATAATATGCCTTGTAAATTTTGCGAAGTAAAAGAAAAGAGGCGTTGTATGCGCCCCTCTCAGTTAATTTAAACCAACGCTCTTTAAGATGCTCATCAGCTCATCTTTATCGAGTTCTGCATCTACATCCAAGTGAAGATGAGTCTTCCCATCGTTTACAGTAGTAATAGCCTCGTTCAACTGAATATCAATGTTGTATCCGGTCTTCTTGCGTATTACCATCTTTATTGCTTTAGAAATGATTCCTCTCGTGAATTTCGACACTATTCTCATTTCATCCATGCTCCTTTTACTCCTTTCAAAGCTTCAGTTTTTCATAAAAGGAATTGTAAAAATCGCTAAATATCTCGCCTATCAAAGCAAGTTTCCCATCGCTGACGTTGGATTGGTTTCATTTTTAATGCCCACATTATTTGTCTTATAGTGACGGTTGGATATAATCCGTCCGTACACTCTCCAGACCGGCTGTCGAAATATTCCTTGAATTTTGGATGTAAATATAAAGAGTCCGTCAGCCACGAATCGACCTCTGCCCAATATGTACTTTTTGTATCTGCACTAAATCGTTGCTGAATCACTGCCAGACCTTTATCTCCTATCGTAAATAGAGTGCAGCGATCATACACAGGATGATTACAAATATAAAGTTCACCGTACATCGACAAATAGATGTCTGGCTTTTGATAATGGTACCGCATTTCTATCTCCTCATAGCAAAAAGAAAAGAGCCTTAGATTTCTCTAAGACCCTCTCCTACTTAGCTTATGTTTTTAATCGTCTGAATCTTCCTCGGAATCATCATTTGCAATGCCCAACACTTCTTCTCTGGTTGGGTATAAGTTCTCATATTCTTCATTGCCTTCACGGCCGTAATCATCTAAATCTATACTGTGGCCGCAGTGGGGACACACCAGTGTATCTTCCCACTCATCCTCGAACTCCATTAAATGCCCACACTCATGACAGATATATTCTCTGCTGAACATTGCTTTAATTTGCTCCTCGTTAAAAATACTCATAGCTAAATATCTCCTTTCGTACTGTCCAGCTCCCATACATATAGTATACAAGCTGTTGTCTGTAGTTCAAGAGATAAAGCTTTATTCTCTCATAATAGCCCTTGCATTTTTCACGAGAAAAACGAAGAGGACATGCATTACACACGTCCCCAACGTTTCAGAATTTCCTCTCTACTTCTTCGTAGGTCTAAAACGGTTGATTAACCCTTTGAATGTTGAAGATGTGAAGGTTCCAGTTTCTTCAAACTTAAATCCTTTATTCATCCAGATGCCATAACACATCAACGGAATCAATAATTCTGCCGCTGCAATACCAACTCTGAAATATCGATCCTTAACCTGCTCTGCGATCTGCCGTTCTTTGAAGTCATTATCTTTCGTAACGGACTCTCCGTCCATCATACGCCGATTGTACTTCTCATCAGCATCCCACACGCTCTTGTTCTCTTCGATTCTCAGCTTGTAAAGCTTTGTCAGATCATCAATCGCTGTTGATTTTTCTTTGGTTCCGGACTGCAAATCAGATAAAGCCTTAATCTGTGCTGCAATCTCCTCACTTAATAATTCGTCAATGTTTTTCTCTTCCATTTCGTTCTCCTTTCAAATAATTATTAGGTTCATTCCATAATAGAGAGTGTTATTTGTGCGAAATATAATTTTTCAGCTCTACTCGCAGACGTACGTAACGCTGCTTATAAATTGCATCCGCGCCAGACCGATCTAATTCGAGAAATAAATAAGGTCCGCTATCTGGATCTGATTCGTCGACCCTAAGCGAACCTACTGGCTTTTCTTTAAATATAAATCGTGACAATAACACTCCAACCATTACTCCGATCAGTAATCCAATCGCTAAGCTCACCTCTGCTCCTCCTTCCAAAATGTTTTTCTGAAAATTACCACCAGGCAATTTTTCAAATATCAAAATAGCATGTTTTACGGTAACCTACGTACGGTATCTAACCTAGAATAAAAAAAAAGAAAGAGCCAGTGATGGCTCAATCTTCGTTTCGATTCATTTACAATACTTCAGATGTCACGGTTTTCAATGCAATGGCGGCTGCTTTAGCATCATACGATTTTGCTAATCCCAACATTCTATGTCCGTCAGCCATCAAATTAAACGCCTGTGCTTTCTGGGTCTGTCTAATTCCGATTGCCGATGGCACAAATGCTAACATAAGCACCCCCGCTGAAACCATACAAAATGCCGTTGCATACGTCATGACTTTGTCTTCTTTATTCATAAAATCACTCTCCTTTCATAAAGAGAGTTGTAATTATTGCGTGTTCTCACCCTCGTATACTGTTTTCTTCCGAAGATCAGACCATGTAATATAACGATCCTTCTTGCATACCGGACAGAAGAATTTGCTAATCTTCCCACCGATATCCTCAAATTCCTTACTCTCGCCCTCAAGTCGGCTCTGGCAATTTGGACAGTTGAACCGGTATACCTTCTTCACAGCTTTATCGACAATCTTCATATCATTTCCGCTCCTTGTTAAGTAACCAGAAAAATCGTCTGTACAATTCGTAGTAAACATCCTTGCAGCATGGAATTTCTAACCTAGCTTTGAGAATGTCATAGGACCATCCCTCTGTTACAGCTTTTAAAATATACTCCGCCAGTTCTCGATCAGTCTGCTCTGCAACTCTCTCGACCATATCTGTACGCTCAGAATAATATGTCTTAGCCATGGCGCATTTTGCAGTCGGATCACCAAGCGTACTGGTTACTACGAACGATGCCAAATCTTTCGGCGGATTAGAGTACCCATCAAGAACCGAATAAGCTTTTCTCCAGATTGGATACTGAAGACAGAAATGTTTAAGCTCGTAATAACGGTGCTTCTCTATCCAATAAGGATTCTTTTCGGATAGCTCCGGACGTATTGTTGTTCCCATCAGCGCTTCTCCCCTTTCCATACATAGCCTGTCTCTTCATACAAACGCTTTGGTGAAATATAGAAATTGATGCGTCCGTACTTAGAATTCATGTCCTCGATTTTTGTCACCAGTTGGCCGTTCCTTGTAGCTTTTCCGATTGGCAACCATCCAGATATAATGCCAGCCCTAACCCAGGATGCATCTTTCCCATAAATTCTTGCTGCAACCATTACTGGAACTGAGCCAGTTGCAAATTCATTTTCATTCATTGGCTATTACCTCCTTTCAACGGCTATTCTAGGTTAGGAACAGCATTTAGTAAAAACAACCTCGGTGGATATGAGGAAAAAGAAAGAGGCTTTGCTAAGCCCCTGTTCTCATTCTGTTAAACCGTAGTTTCTGTAACCGAATACGCATTACAGTCAATTCCTTTCCGATGTTTTCCTGCTGACGATAATCCTTACTTCTCAAAAGCATATCCTCGAAAAATCGAATTTTATTCAGCAGATGTCTTTCTTCCACGCTCATATCGCACCTCCGTAAATATGTATTCTATTCATAAAAGCAGTTGCGATTTATGCGCTTTCCAACGTATCATAGTCATCTCACAGGGATAATCTTCATATCCAAAAGTCTCGCATGTGATCAGTCCTTCTATAACACCGGTTATTATTTCCGATTCGTATTGCTTGTATGGATAAATATAATCTGGGAGATACCGATGTATACATCCGCATTCGGAGCATTGATACCTCGGAACATTCACCCATTTGCTCACACGACCTTTCGTCCGTACAATTCTTCTAACTTTGTCATAGTATTTCAATTTTCCACCGCAGTCCTGGCAGGTTGATGTATTGTTACTGATCATATACCTAACCCTTTCTATCCTAGGTTAAAATATAAAAAGTTTAGTGTAGGAGTTGACAATTCCTACACCATGATATATGATTACTAACGATAAATCAACAATCCAACATAAAATCTCGGTTCATTATCATGAGGAGGGATTTAATATGCTGATACAATGCCCGGAGTGCGACTTACAGGTAAGCGATAAAGCAAATACATGTCCGCATTGTGGATACCCACTGAAACCAGACGCAAAGCCCAAATCGTCTCGTAAACCAAATAAGCGCAGGCGGCTTCCAAACGGTTTCGGTCAAATAAGTGAAATTAAAGGTAGAAATTTAAGGAACCCTTTCCGTGCAATGGTTACGGTTGGAAAGGACAAGAATGGCAAACCAATATGTAAGCCGTTGAAACCGGAGTCATACTTTCCAACATACAATGATGCATACACAGCTCTTGTGGAATTTAATAGGAATCCGTATGACCTGGAACCGTCTATCACAGTCAAGGAACTGTACGACAAATGGACATCGGAATATTTCAAGACTCTGAAGAGCGACGACAGCGCCAGAGCTACTACATCGGCTTGGCAATACTGCTCTGCTGTTTACGATATGCGAGTCATGGATGTTCGAGCAAGGCACATAAAAGGCTGCATGGAAGAAGGTGTTGCTACCGTAAGAGGCCAAGAGCAGACACCAAGCGCATCAATGAAGAATAAGATAAAGACGCTCTTCAATCAGATGCTCGACTATGCTGTTGAATACGAACTTGTAGATCGGAACTATTCGAGAACATTCAAGCTTACAGACGATACCATTAAAGAAATACAGACTGTCAAGAAAGAACACATTCCATTCTCTGATGATGAGATGGCTCTTCTGTGGAAGAATCTCGGACATAAATATGGGATTGAGTTCATGATTATTCAATGCTATTCTGGATGGAGACCCCAGGAGTTAGGTCTGATAGAATTAGCAGATGTTGATTTATCGAACTGGACATTTAAAGGTGGAATTAAAACCGATGCTGGTGAAAACAGAGTTGTACCGATTCATCCTCGGATAAGGGACTTGGTTTCCAAATCGTACGAAGAGGCTGAGCAACTTGGGAGCAAATATCTTTTCAATTATACAGATGAAGATCGCCGCGGTAAGAATACCAAGTTGACATACAATCGGTATAGCAAAATATTCAATCGCATTCGGGACGAGCTTAAACTCAACCCGGATCATAGACCTCACGACGGCAGAAAGCATTTCGTAACAAAATGCAAAGATGCTAAAGTCGATGAATACGCTATCAAATATATGGTCGGACATAAGATTTCAGATATCACCGAAAAGGTGTATACAGCCAGAGAATTTGAATGGCTCAGAACTGAAATAGAAAAAATAAAATGACTTGTATTTGACGCTCAAATATAGGAATAGCGGTATAGGAGTAGTGCAGGAATAATGTATGAATTACCTACATTTTCCCACTTTTTACTACTCTTAACCGCTTCATAATTCCTTGATTTTACCGGATTTTCTCGGTATAAGCCACCTAACAAGTTTCTATTACACCTTTTTTCCAATAATCATCATTATCATCGCTTGCTGTATTATTTTTAAATCTTGCTCTCATCGTTTTTTTATGTTCTCTTTTTTGTACAAATATTTTAAACTGGAATCAGAAAGGAGATGGCGTATCATGCAGTTAAGTGATAAATTTTTCACATTTGATACCGGAGAAAAATCGCATTTTTTCGACATAATAACCAGTTCAGGACTCTCGCTCTCCCTGTTTTCGATTGGAGCGTCCATTCAAAAAATTGCTTTTAAAGGTAAGAAATGGTCCGACCATCCGGAAACAGACGGGAATGAACTTCCGATCACATTGAGTTCCGGCAATCCTGATTTTTACCGCATCTGTCCGTGTTATGCAGGAGCAACGCTTGCCCCGAATGCCGGAAGGATCTCCGGCTCCTCCATCCTTCTCGGAGGAGAAACGATCCCTCTGACCCCAAACGAAGGTGCGAACCAGCTGCATGGCGGTCCGCATAATCTCTCCGCTCAGAACTGGAACACAGAATTCGTCCGCCAGGATTATGATTCTGTCTCGATCGGATTTTCAGCATTTCTCGCCGACGGCGTCGACGGATATCCGGGAAATCGCACGTTTCATGCGGAATATACGCTCGATGACAGCAACTGGCTGACCATCCGGTACCGGGCATCGACGGACCGGCCGACTTATATCAATATGTCGAATCATACCTACTGGAATCTTTCCGGTGATTTCTCATCTTCCGCGCTTGATGAGACACTCACCGTTTTCGCAAACAATGTCTGCCTGAATAACGAGGAACATATTCCCGTCGAAATCATCCCTATTGCAAGGACGATATTCGATTTTTCCAGCCCGGCTTCTCTTAAAAGCCGGCTGGATTTTCTGCCGCGCGAAGAAAAACTCCGCTCCCGCTGCCGCAGGCAGATTTCCATCGCGCGCGGTTACAACCATGCATTTATCCTGAGCCGTGACCAGACCTCCCGCAGTTTCCGGTCGCTTCCACAGCCTGTAAAAAAAGCATGTATCCT